CGGGATGCTCGGGAATGACGCAGCGATCATCGCTGCCGCACCCTCGCGGGTGACCAGACCGTCGGAGATCGACTGCACTATCGCGATGAGCCCGGTGATCTGGGCACCGTTGAGGCTGACCTCGGCTACCTGGGTCGTGGCGTCATCGACGACCACCTCTTCGACGACAGGAGCGGGCTCGCCTTCGGCAGCGGCCACGCCGCCCTCGACAGCCTGACCGTCGATGCCGCTCCCGGGCTGCTGCTGCGCGAGCACGTCATTGACCGACGGCGGGGCTCCGAGCGTGCCCATGTTCAACGGGCGATACCGCTCGTCGCCGCCATCGACCGGGTTGCGGTTTTCCAGTTCGAGAATGTCGTTCGTGCTGAGCGCCCCGATGTCCCACATCGCCCGGTAGTACGCCGAGCGGCTCGCGGCGTCGCCACGCATGAGCCCGCGAACGTCGAACTCGACGAAGTAGCGGTCGTCGTCCACGATCAGATCGCGCTGAAACGCCGACTCGAAGCGACGCAGCCACGGGAGGATCGTGTGCTGCACGTAGTCGAGCCCGGCGTGCTCCACCGAGCCTGGGCTCGTCTCGGCACCGAGCAGGTGGAGAGGCACGCGGAAGAGCCTGGCGATCTCAGCCAACTGCCACTTCCGAGCCTCGATGAATTGCGAGTCGTGCATCGACGCTTGCGGTATCTCAATCGGCTTGAGACCGCCCACGAGCACAGCCGTGCGGTTGCTGTTGTTGACGCCGCCGTGCATCCGCTCCCAGTTCGCACGCAGCGACTCGCGGGCCTCGGAGTTGAGCTCGCCATCGGTGCTGAGCACAAAACCCGGCCTTGCTCCGTTGCCGAAGAACCGGGCACCGTGGAGCTCGCATGCCCGAGCCAGCGCGATCGCATCCTTGCAACTCTCGACGACGCTCATGCCATGCACGCCGTCGTCGCTCGGCCCACGCATGTGCAGGATCGCGTCCTGTGAGTACACCGTCTCACGGCCGTTCTCCTCACGGTACTTGTAGCGGAGCCGCCCGTTCTCGATCCGCTCCACCTTCATGCGGGACGGGTGCAGCGGAATGAGTTGATCGACAGCACCGGACGCTCCCGAGCGGATCTCGCTGTAAGCGTCGCCCCAGAGCCCGACGTGGAAGACCGCCTGCTCACGCCACTCGAAGCTCGTCTGCCATTCGTTCGGCTGCTGGTGGAGTCGCCGATACAGCGGCAACTCGACGGCACGGCGAGTCCCGCGAGCCATCCGTTCAAGCACGTGAAGCGGCAGGCTCGCGACGCTCTCCGACAGGATTCGCAGGCACGCGAACACCGCAGACACTTGCAGAGCGTTGGTCGCGTCGATGCGGATACCGGCGGCCGAGCGGGACGAATACTCCTCGTCCCACATTCGCTCCTCACCGGGGAGCCAAAGAATTCGATGCTGTGAGTTGGCGATCATCAGACGAAAAAGATCTCAGGGTTGCCCGAGGGCTTTTGCTCCTGCTCGGATCGCATCCACGAGCCGATGCCCTGGCAGAGGGCGACGATGCCGTCGATACGCTCCGTGCTGGCGGTCTTGCTCGGGTAGATGTTGCCGTGCCGGTCCTCGTGAACAGCGACGTTTCCAGCGCACCACGTGAGCACCGGGTGACCACCGTGCCGCACCATGCCGTTGAGCACGAGGTTCTCCAGCGTCTTGGCGGGTGCCGACATTCCGGGCCCGCCTTGTGGATATCCTCGCACGTCCAGCCCGTCCCCTTGCAGTAGGTTCGCGAGCATCTGAGCGTTGAACTTCATGTCCACCGCCAACTGCCGCACCCGATAGCGATCGCAGATCGCCTTGATGTCAGAGTGCAGCCGGGTGTAGTCGGTGACGTTGCCGTCGGTCACCCGGATGTGCTGGTCCCGAATCCACCCGAGGTAATCCACCTTGTCACGCTGAGCCCGTTCGACGGCGTTGGCTTCTGGAATCCAGAAGAACGGCAGCACGTCCAGCGTGTTGTCTTCGGGATCGGGGCAGACGAGCACCAGAGCCGATAGGTCATACGTGCTCGCGAGATCGAGCCCGGCGTAGACGGGACGGTCGCCAAAGTCACGTAGCGGGTTCGCACAGCGAGCCCACGCCGCCGGGGCGATCCACCGCGTGTCTTGCGTCGTCCAGACGTTGAGCCTGTATCGCAAAAACGAGTTGAGCTTCGTCGGCGACTGCTCGGCCTCGCGGGCGTCGGCTGCGAACGACTCCTCGGTGATTGTCTCGCCGAGCGACGGGTTCGCCTTCCGCCAGACCTTCGGGTCTTTCCACGAGCCGTCGGTCGCACAGTCAGGCGGGGCGGAGTAGATGCACCCGTAGAACGTCGGATCGTACGCCGGGTCGGCGATGCACTTTTCGGCGTAGGAGTGCTGCTCCCAGCAGATGCTGCGACGGTCATAGCCAGCCGTGGTGATCGACAGGATGAGCGGCTGACGACGGGCAGCGCCGCCGTATCGCAACGCATCCCAGAGCCGACGGTCCCGCTGGGCGTGGAGCTCGTCGAAGAGGAGCATGTGGATGTTGAGCCCTTCGGCCCGGAACGCATCCGCCGAGAGCACCCGGTAGAACGAGTTCGTCTGGCGATCGACGATCGTCTTCCGCGAGTCGATCACTTCGAGCCGCTTCGACAGCGACGGCGACGCACGCACCATCGACGCCGCTTCGCGGTAGATGATGCCCGCCTGTTCGCGGTCACTGGCAGCGCCGTAGATCTCGGCACCCGGCTCGTTGTCGCAGACGAGACCGTAGAGGGCGACGCCCGCGAGGGTCGTGGATTTCCCGGCCTTTTTTGGCAGTTCGATGTACGAGACGCGATACCTCCGCGAGCCATCGGCGTTGACAGTGCCGAAGATGTCGCCGAGCACTCGCTTCTGCCACTCCAACAGAAGGAACGGCTCGCCAGCCTTTTGTCCCTTGCTGTGCCGCAGGATTTTCTCGAAGAACGCGTAGACCAACTGCTGCTTCTTCGGGTCAACCGTGGGAGCGGAGGAGGTCTTCGAGGTCGTCCCTTGGCTTTTCTTGCGTGCCACTCAATCCGCTCCTGGCAGAGGGAGTCAGCCCGAACTCTTGCTCGATCCGCAGCATCGATGCCGCCAACTTCGACAGCATCGTCGCGGCGGGCGTCGATTGCATGTACTTGACCTTACCCGCGTCGTCACGAATCACGAGCACATCAAGACCACGACGGCACTGGTCGAGGTACTTCACGAACTGCTCGTGCATCGTGCAGTAGCGGGCAATCGTGTCTACATCGGCGTTCGTCATCACGCCCATGCCGATGAGTTTCGGCACGACGTTATCCCACTTCTCGCGGGCAACGCCCGTCACCCACTCGGGCGGCGTGATGTCATCGCTTGGCGGCTTTGGTTCGCTCTTGTTCAGCGGCCTTTTGCCGGGGTTGCCCTTGGCGATCTTGATGATCGTCGGCTCTTTGCGTGGGCCTCGCTTGCCCATTGGATGCCTCCTCAGATGAAAGCGCAGGGGTCGGAGTTGCACCGCCCCTTCCGCCCTGGATGGGCGGCGTGCCGCTGCCAGCACTTCCTGCGCGGGGCTTTCCGCGATACATGCCCGCACCACGCCGGGCAATCTCGGAAAACGGAATGATCGGAACCGTCAGCCGCTCGCGGGCCGTAGCGTCGATGAAGTAGATGTAGCGGAGCTGAAAGCCAGGAAGTGGCTTCCAGCCTGCATCCTTGAACGCCTTCATCGAAGACGCCCCGGTGTCGAGGATGTTATTTGCCTTTGTCATTGTTGTTCTGCTGACGACGGAGTATCGAGCGAGCCCTTGCTTGCTGACGTTTGCTGCGGCCGTCGGTGAGTGACGTTCGCGAGAAGACGATACGCTCTCTCTCTCTCTCTCCGCCGATGCCTGGCCTTATGCTTGTGTCGTTGAAGACTTCACCTGACGGGGCTTGCCAAATCTGATCGTTTTCTTTGATGCCGGTCAGCACAAATCCACTCGCTCTGTAGATCGTCCCATCGCCGCATTGCGTGCCGTCAGCGAACGACACGATCCACTTTATGTGCGGATAAGTTTTGCGAATCCATCGCATAGCGTAGGCAATGCAACGGCTTTCGCTGTTGCGAGGCAGCCAGTCGGCGAACGCCATGCGGTTCAGTTCGAGGAACTCATTCCAGAGCGTGCCCGACACGAGGGGCTGAATCTTCCGCTTGTCGAGCGACGGCCCGAACTGCATCGCCCCGCCGCAGCGACCATTGAGGAACACGCCGAGGTGAAGCTGTGAGTTTTGCACGACCTTGCCGGAATAGTGCAGCGACTTGACGATCCGATTCGCGTCGGCCGCCGAGATCGGCTTCACGATCAGGTCTTTCGCACTAGCCATCGAGGTACGCCTTGCAGATGAACGCGAGGGCGTTGCCGTTGCTGTTCTCGTTCACGTCCGAGGCGTCGCCGCCGTCTTGCTTCGCTTTCGCAATCGCTTCTTCAATTGTCTCGTGCTGCGTGTCGTGGATCGTGAACGTCATCTGCCGAAACGGAGCCCGGTCGCCATCAGCAAGTTCGGGCGGAGTGGCTTCGTCAACGTCATAGAGTTTCGCGGCTTCCGCCAGATCGGCGTACATTTCCTGCAGCCCTTCGCTCCCGGTGTCCACCTCGCGGAGCAAGGCGTCGAGAGCCTGGGCATTCGTCTCAGCCAACGCCGCAAGCGGATCAAGCGAGAGCAGGAGCTTGTCGGCTTCCGCTTCGTTGATGTCGAGGATGAGAACCGGCACTTCTTGCTCGGGCGTGGTCTCGGCCCGAAGGTGCCCGTCCACCAGCATCAGCGAGCCGTCAGGCAGTTCGCGGGCGAGGAGCGCGTCGGCGTAGCCAACCTCTGCCAAGATGCCACGCAGGGCGTCCTGTTGCGCCTTGGGGTGCGTTCGCCAGTTCTTCGGGTTCGGAGCCAGTTCCGACGCTTTGACCGTGCGGAGGGCTTTGACGCGGTTACGGATGTTCATGCCAAAACCCTAACCCCCCATGCAAAAACCTGCGGCTTCGCGCACGCGGC